AGCGACATACCCCTACCAGTGTTTTCTGTTGTAGTGGCGGCAACAATTCTGCTACCATTATCAAAACTTATACTACCTTTATTATACTCTGTTACACCTGCTCTGATATGATCGGGTACACTTTCATATGCATATCTAATACGTTGCATAATTTCCTGAGCACCTGCTTGTTTGTGAGCCGCTACTAGTATTGTACTGTCAGGTCTAAACATAGCATACCATAACAGATATCCTGCCGCCACAGTGGTTTTACCCATCTGTCTGCCCAGCATGTTTATACTATATCTGTGATTATTGTAATTTTCTATTAAATCCAACTGATAACTGAATGGATCAAAATCTATTCCGCCTTTAGTAGGATGCTGAATCTTGACATGATTTGTCATGAAGTACAAAGGTCCTGTCACAGGATCTGCACAATTTTTAAAATCTTGTATGGTATCTGGTGTATATGCTGTTTTACTATAACCTTGTTTAACCAGACTGGTATCTGCTGTTCCTCTAGCCATAATACTATTTATTAGATAATAAGTGAGGAGTTCGGTTTTTCTGTAAGATTATGCTTGGTAAGATATTCGAATAGCCATGTTGCTATTGCTTTGTGTCCTGTTTTGTCTGGATGGTCTCTGAATGTTTCAAGCGATGCTTTTGTGCCTATTTGAGTACCTGTCATTTCTTTTATTGGAACAAATCTATTATCTTTGTAAAAGTTTCTAAATGCAAAATCTATAGAATCTCTATAAGGATTCTTTTCTGTAACAACACTAGAATATATCATGTAAGGAATATTTCTTTGATGTAAAAACTGTTTTATATGATGTACATTTTCATATGCGAAGGTCATATGCTCTGTAAATCTCCTAGGTCTTTCGTTCATCCATTGTTCTGCTAATTTTTCTGTTTTGGCTACATCATTTAGGTCTAACTGTTGCCTACTTATAGTACTGAAAAGTGGCTCTTTAATAGTTAGATAATCTCCTGATCTTCTTACATAATGTATCATGTAATCAAGAGTATCTAAATGGATCCATTTAGACATTATTATTGGGTATGCTGTTTCGCCTTTAAAATTATTTTCTCTTATTCTAAGATTGTGTAATATTCTATACCATACAAATGGTAATTCCACAATCACAAATAATCTATCAAAACTATTATGCTTTTTGTAATATTCATTACAAAAATTTATAACATCATACTTTTGCATATCTATAGGTTTTGCTACTAAAGAATGGTTCCAAACATTTTCACAGTTAGATAAGTCTGCAAAGTAATCTACCCAAGATTCGAAATCTGGTTGTTTGAGTATGGCTGTTTGTAAACCTCTGCCCCACCCAGAGGCATAACTATTTCCGTCCACATACAGATCACTTATCATATAAGTATTTATAATTTTGTTGGTTTAGATTAAACCGATTTAGATATTTTGTCTTTGAGGTAGTTAATTAAAACTTCTTTATCTGTGCTGTAGTTTGGTTTTTCATCATCTTGTGGTAAATCTTTGACTACTATTGCATCTGGTTCTTCATTATCACAATCATCACATGGCTCTTCTTCATGGTCATCATGATCATCATGATCATTGTGATCTGGTGTAAGGTCTACGTCGCCGCTTTTTTCAAAATCGATACCTGCAAGTCTTAAAATGTCATGTAATTCATCCATGCTGTCAGCATTTGCACTAACAGTTACACTTGCATCACCTTGTTTTTTAGTTTTGCTGTATGTGACAGTTTCTTTTTCTTCGTCCTGGCCAGGCATAGCATACGCCATACTTTCATCTATATCTTCATTCTGCTTACTTGCGGTTAAAGGCATATCTACACCATCTAAACTATTATTAGACTTAGGGGTAGATGTAACTTTTTTATCATCTGAAGATTTAGCTCTTTTCTTTTGCCCTGCTTTGGCAATTTGATCTGTTCTTTTTAATCCTGCAATACCTTGTGCAGATAAATTATGGAGCATTTGTTCTATTGGTTCTAATGCGGACAATTCTTGTGCAGTAGCACCTTGTCCTTGCCCTTTTTTATTGAATAGCCTAAAAAGTAGTTCAATTTGAGTTTGTTCCATACCTGATGAAGCCAACCATTGCCTCATTGCTGATCTTTCACTACCTTGAAATGCTTGTAATTCGTTAAGTTTCATTACACAATACCTTTTAATGATTGACTATGATTGGAAACTTGTTTTGTATTTTCAGCACCTTTACCCATATTAACACCTTTAGTAAGATCGTCATATGTTGGTGCTAAGTTGTCACCCATTAATTCGTCTTTACTAGGGTAGTTTGTAAAGTAGTCTGAACCTTTTTCTGCTTTTATTTTTGCTAGTTCATCTAGGAACTTTTTATTATATTCTTCACCAAATAATGCTTCTGAAAAATCTAATTCTTTATTTTCTGCTTCATAATGTTCAAATGCATCAGCACCATCTCTCATATCAATGTTTTCAGGATCTATTTCAACATTTCTATCAACATCGTTTGCTAGTCTTTCTGCTGTGATTTCTGCTTCAAGCCTTCTTGGCTCTTTAACACCATAGCATAATACTCTTTCATGATCTAAACCCATATTTACGGCTAACCATACTTCAAGTATTCTTTCGTTGACTGGATATTTTAAAATAATATCTGAACTACACACTTCGGAAGTAAACTGTACGCCTTTAATTCGGCTAAATTCCATTGGATTTTCTTGTATTGGTGTTCTTTTGAATGGTGTTGCACTTATAAAATTATACTTAGCAAGACATTTTTCTAAAATATCCATGTGATCACTACCACAATCTGCGGCAAACTTAATTCTGTATCCGTATTCTTTGCTAAATGCTTCTGCTATGTACTGCTTTAATTCCATTAGAAACTCCAAATTCTTATAATGTTATTTATCATTTTTCGCTTTTTTCAGTTTTAATTAATTTGAGCAGGTCATTTCTGTCAAATACTGTTGCTTGGACTGACTCAGATTCACCACCTTTATTATCAAATTTATCTATTCTTGCTTTTTTAAGCATCAGATCTATCTGCTGTAATTTAGATTTTGTCTTAGCATCACTGGCATCTAAGGCTATTTTTAACATATTACTTGCTTCAGCAAAAACTTTGCCTGCCGCCATATCACTTACATTCATACCTAATTGCATAAGTTGTTCATAACTATCAATAGCCTTCTTGGCTATATCGTTCATCTCAACTTCGTGATCTTCTAATCCTTTAATTTCTTTGAATGCCAAGTTAATTTTTTCACTAACACCTAATGCGTTTTGAGTTTCTTCTATTTCTGTTTCGGTTTCTACAATAGTAGGTTCAGTTTTAGCGGTAACTTCCTCTATGGGAGGCAGATTGAATTCTTCTTCAAGTTTCTTAGTCATAATAGTATTTATTTAACTCTAGGTTTAGAAATGCGTTTTTTCGCCTTGCGTGGCTTTTTGTTAGAGAAGATCTGATCTTCGTTGATAACTTTGAAACGTATGCCTTTACGTTTACACCATTCTTGTGCCGCAGTCCACTTAGCGGCGTTTACGGCTGTTTGTATTGCATCTCCTTGGCTTCTGGCGTTTCTAAGAGTTGTTTGACTGCTTGGTTTAATCTCAATAAGTTCTACATGATTATGGCCATCTCTGTCTGTGTATTGTATCATAAAATCAGGAACATAATTATGATACTTTCCGTCTAAAGGGCTTCTGTATGGAATTTTTACATTCTCACTAGCCCATTTTGTAATGTTTGGATGTGAATCACACATTCGCATAAATGCTAACTCCCAACTACTTCTATAGGTGGGTTCTTTAGAACCAATGTATTTTGCACTTTCCTGAACTAGGTATTTGCCTTGCATAAATTTTTTCATAATTTATGCCTTTATTAATTTACTAACTCTGCTCTTAGAATTTTTTACTGGGACCACTAAGTTTACTCTATTACCTACAGGTCTTAAAGCATTAATGGCAGTATAGGCATCTTTTGTAATTTTTAAAGTGTTTGTTGATAATTCAAAAAATTCAAAAGGATGTACTCCTTGTTGTTCTGCAACTTTTAATAAAACAAAACTTAAAGCATTTGCATTAGCATCTGAAAATCCTGATCCTGCTAACCTTAATTTTATTTGCTCTAATAACGGACCATTAATTGTTTGGTCAACTTCTTCTGGATTTAAATTACCTAAAATTTCTGCTGATGCTTGTGGTAGAGGAAAATCAACAGTAGAGTTTTCTAAAAAAATTGTAAGAACTTCATTTAGAACAGTATAGTTTCTACTATTTCCAAATGTTTCATATAAACTTTGACTACTCATTAGGATCACCTGGTGGGGGTTCGGTATATGTATTATCATTACCTAACAGATTGTCTGTGCCTGAATCTGGTCTCCAACCTCCAGTAAAATTAACAGTATCTTGTAGCTCACCAAATATTGTATCTTCTGCAGGACTTGTTATACCAGTAACTACTTCATTAGTAAGTCCACCTATCAATGCATCTTTAACATCACCACCATTTACTGCGGCACTTAAACCGCGATCAAGTATTCTACCAAAAGGACTATCTTCAAAAAAGTCTTGAACTCCTTCTAGGAACGATCCAGGACCGCCATCACCAGCACCCACATACCCATTATATGTAGTGCTAATATTACTTAATTGTTGAGAAACATCAGTATCACCTTGCTCAAACTGAGTAAATACCTGGCTGGCACGAGGTCGGGACATTATTTCACTTATGTCTGTGGGTTCTAATGCTACAGGCTGTTTAGCATTCCTTGACCCTGGAAGTTCAACACCGTCTACCCTTTCGAACCTACCTAAGTCTGCTTCACCTAAGTTAAAGTTAAGTTCGTCTACAACTGTAAAATATTCATATGCTAAACTTAAATTAAAATCTTTAAATCCACTATCTGAATAGTCTATGTCACCAAAATTAATTGTTGTTATTGTGGGATTTATTAGTGAGTACTGGACTCCTTTATTACCGTGATATACAATCATATCTATTCTTTCAAAAAAGTTTTTATGGTAACTGGGCGAATATCCAAATGCATCACTATCGTAACCTTTTTTACTACTATCTGTTGCATGAGATGTTTCAGTATTGTATGCCACCAAACTATCATTGCTGATTTCAAATTTAGAATCTCTACCTGTTTCCGAATCATCCATTTTGTTAGTTGCGTCTCTGAAATTATAAGTAAAATACTTCATAAGAACAGTTAACCACTCGTTCTGTATTGTATCAAATAAAGTTAAATTAATGGGAGCATATTCTCTGCCTGTAGTAATAACACGTTTTCTATTGAATGAATTTTTTACTTCAGTGTTTATAGTAACTTCAGGTAATTGAGCTGTTCTAATTAATGAACTTAGTCTAGTCCTTAGATTAAGACTATCTTCTAATCCTAAAAATGTACCTAGAAGAGCTCTGTTAGGTACAAAATTTATGTAGCCTTGAAACTTTTGTCGCGGTGGAGCGACATCTGGTCTAAAATGATAGGCGTTGCGAAAGTCCTTTGCATAGAACCTTCGCCCGCCGCCGAATTTAAGAAACTGCATTAAGCACTCCTACTGGTATTAACCTAGTGTAGTATTGCCTGTACCAACTGTTTCTGGGAATGGGTTTCCGCCAACCACTCTTCCGTTCACATCGTTGTCGCCTTCGAAGTGTACTGCGTTATCGTATCTGATAGTCATTATGACTTGTACTGGATCACTTGCCGCATAATCGGAATCGCTGTAGTCAACCTGTGTTAAAAAACAACCCTCAAGGAACCAAACTTCACTTGCGCCGGCATTTACACCATCTAAAACTTCAATCTGACAATCAAATTTGTAATCACTACCTGAGGCAGGTGCTGATTGTTGAAAATGATTTAATTGTCTTTGAACCTGTGCGCCAACAAGTTTTGTTACTTGGTTTTGGATATCGTCCCTAACAGTTAAAGTAATTTGTTCCCATGAATGTTTCCCTTGAACATAAACTCTTGAGTTGTAACTATCAATTACTTGCTCTTCATAACTGATTTTTGGTCTAGTAACGTTTTGAACGTTTTGTGTTAAAACTTTTGTTTCAGCACTATCACCAAAATTGTTCAGTAAACTCACACGGAATCTATATTTAAGTTTGGGCATTAATACCCCGGAACCAGTATTACCGGTTAAGGGGACACCAAATTTACTTTTGGTTTCTGTTGTTGCTCCTTCTACTGCCATGTTGTTCTCCTAGAACTAATTAAATATTAAAGTAATTACTTCAATTATACAGATATTTATCTGATCATAACAAAATAAATTAACTATAGTTTTAATCGATACTCATAAAAAAGGGCGGAAAAACCGCCCTTTTATAGTTAAATTACTAGATTAACCAGTTTGTCCCAAAGTATTTTGGATTCTGATAGGTATGTAAATGAATTCAACTGCTTTGACAGGCTGTATAGCAACGTCAATGTGTAGTTCATTTCTATCAATTCTTGCTGGAGTATTATTTGAACTATCACAAACTGTGATAAAGTCAAATAGTCCTCTTTGAGCAACAAGTTCGCCAAGTAATCTTTCAACTACAGATTTTGCGTTTGCTCTTGTTACTTCATCGTTTGGTTCAAACAAGAAAGGTTTAACTGCGTCATCTAATTGTTCACGTAAGTAAACAACTAATCTAGACACATTTACTCTATCTAATGCACTTGATACAGGGTTAAGAGTTTTCTGACCAAATACTGCTAATCCTCTTCCTGGGAAATTACCAATTGGATTTACTTTATTAATGTAAAGGTTGTCTCTTTGTCCTTCACTTAAAGCAACTGGAACATACTCACTACTTGCTGGATCTAAATATCCAACACTAGTTGCATTGTTCACTAAACCTCTTTGGAAGCCAGCCGGTGCAAACCAAGGGAAAGCCACTTGATCGTTAAATGCTAATGTTCTCAAAGCCATATGAGAGGATGGAACCATAACACTTGAACCGTCTAGGTTTGTTGAAAGTCCTGAAGGATAGTAAACTGCGGCGTATGGATCACTTGATACTAGACCATCTTCTCCATTTTCCGACGCATTGTTTGAGTTTGTTGCCCAATTTTTAGTACTTGTTGCATCTGATTTTAATCTTAGTGGCGAATCAATAATACTGAATACAGTATTTTTTCTATCTGTTCCTAAGTTAATCATTTCATCTGCTAGTTCAGGATATCCAGGTACTGCCATAATATTAAATCTGTTTGTTTCATTTCTAATATCTTGGTTGGCTGTAACTGATGCCTGCATTGCCTTAACAATAACTGCTCTTTGTGCCTTTCTTAACATATATGGTGAACCATCAGTTTTATTACCACTGTGGTCTAACCATAGACTTGTTGATGCATCATATTTCTTGACATTACCACCACTTAATATTTTATTCCATGCTAACATATTTGCTGGGAATAAATTTGATGATACTGCTGTACTAATTAAAGCATTACTAGAACTAGAACTTCTGAAGTCATTAAATATAATTCCATCTGGTGATACTTGGTCTGTGTTATCAACTAATACCCAAGCACTAGAGGCTCTTTTGTATATTACTGGATAATTTTCTAAGTCACTTCCGTCAACCCAAATATCTCCATCTACTAATGAACTTACGCCATCAGATTGTAGAGTTGGTGCTGAACCTTTGACCTGAACGTCACCTGTGTAAGGTTCCCATCCAGTTGTAGCATCATTGTAAAGTATATCAACTTTTTCAGTACTTACTGTACTATCGTACCATATTGTACCGTCTGCTAATGTTCCTGTAATTGCTGTTGATTTTGCTGTAAAGCTCAATGTTTCAAAGTTACTGTAAGCATTTGCACTTGAAAGATTTAAGTTAGATGCACTAAATCCTGAAACGTTACCATCTATTACTAAAACGTCAGTACCTGTACTATTAACAAATTTAATTTTTCCTGAGTTATTAGAAGCAATAACTGTATTTGCAAAAGTTAATGAACTGTTTGAAGCCGCTAATGCTGTATTGATATCTTGTACCATATCATCAACACTTGCGTTTCCGTCTGCATCACCATCAGTACTAAATGTGACATCAACATTTGATCCACTGTTAATTCTTAATGAAATACTTACTTTGCCACTGTGACCTGTTAATGATACATCAGTATCTGCTAATGCGGCTGTACTTTCAAATTCCACACCTGACTTACCATTGTGTCTTTTTGGTGTAAATGATGCTGTTCCATCTGCTTCGTTGGCCCCATCTCCTGATCCATCAAAGAAGATATCTCCTAATTCTGGATTTTCTCCATGTCTTGCTGTAGTAAATGCTCCAGCCATTAATTGTGCAGATTCAACTTGTTGAGCAGTAAACTGAGCAGTTGAACTATTATATAGTTTAATATTCCATACTGAACCGTCGTTAAATGCGTTAAGTTGTAGGAAAACATCTCCTGATGTTAATGCACCACCACCTGCTCTTGTGATTGGTAAATCGCTGTGATCACCAATTTGGAAATCTGCTGAACTTGTTCTTGTTGTCCAACCAGTAGAACCAATTAAGTCCCATGCACTTGATGTTGTTTTTTGGTAAACTTTAAATGTTGCAAGAGTATTTCCTGATACATCGAAGTAAACAACTGCAAAGTCATTTAATGTACCATAACCTGTTTTAGGTGTGCCATCAGATGCTAAATCTGTTGAAGCAGGAACTTTAACTGTTTGTCTTACAAATTTTGAACCGTCATATTTTTTAACACCAACTACTGTAGTTGCTGTATCTAACCAATATGAACCATTTGCTGGAGCAGTAGTTGGAGCAGTAGCACTTGCTGTCAAGGCTGCTAAATCAACGTTTGATCTTAAAACGTATGCACTATTGGCTACTCCTAAGAAACTGTATGCGGCTAATAATCCGTATTCGTTTTGTTCGTTGCCGTGTAACTGAGTTCCTCCACTAGATTTAAAAGTCGGATTACCATAATTTTGTAATAGTTCTCTTTGACTTGAAATTCTGTAAAGTTTATCAGCGGTTGCTGAAGTTGTATATTGTGCTGTACCTGAGCCATCTGGGCTACTCTTATCTTGAGCAGTTGCGATAACTATAAGAGGTACTGATCCAGTACCAGCAGGAGCATAAAAACTCTCATCTGATACACTGACACTAACTCCAGGTGAAACTAATGTTGCCATAATTTTCTCCTAATTAAGATAAATTTATAAATTACTTAATTGTATTTATCTTTTATTAGTATTTTAGGGTATTTATGAAATTAATGCGTATTATACAGTATTATACTATTTTAAACTGTTCTTTAAATTTGCCTGTTTTCCAGTCTCTTATTGTTTCTACTTGCTTGGCTAGATCTTCGAGGGTACCATTATTGTCTATAATGTAATCAACTGGGTAGCCTGCCCAGTTCCATTCACTTTCGTGAACATCTCTGTATTTGGTTGTCATTATTTTTCTACTTACAACGTTTTCGTGTGCCGTTTTTGCTGTTTCAAACCATTCAGGTAGTTCACCACGTTGTACCCAAATAACCACACCGCCCATATTTTTAATTAAATCTAACTCATTTCTAAAACGAGCATCACTAATTACTGTACATGGTGCGTTTTGTGTCTGTTTTCTTATTCTATACTCTAAACTGTTTAACCAAATATCTTGATCAAAATGATTTCTAAGTACTTCTGTGCCCATAAGTTGTAATGCTAATCTAGGTGTAAAGTTTGGCACACCTAATTTTTTAGTCCAAAACATATCAGGTGTTTCTCTATACTCTCTACTTTCTACAGTATCTCCTTCAAGCATAGATCTTTCCCAACCAAAAATACTGGAGCAAACATCTTTTAGGGGAGCGGCGAAACTGTCATGAACACAACCACGTTCTACAAACATATTGGCTACTGTATCTTTGCCACTGCCTATAAATCCGGTTATTCCTATTAACATTATCCTATTACAAATCCTAGAGGGGCATTGCCTTCTTCTTTCTGGAAAATGCTTTCTCTTGCCTTTTCCATTTCTGATATTGCTTCTTGTTTCAATGCATCGCCATTCAATTGAATAGTTCCGCCTGCCCCTGGAAGACCTGAAG